TATTGACTAGCTGCCCGTTAACCGTGAACGGCTGGTCGCTGGCGGTCCTTACGAACATTTGCAGCCAGATAAACGACCCGTACTTGTACAGCACGACGAACACGGCGGCGATTGCTTTAGCCAGCACGCGGATAAATGACTTAGGTAAAAATGGGACGGTTTGCCCGATCTGCGCTTCGATTTGCGCCACTATGTTGAGCGCCACCTCTGCCGTGGTTGGTGTTGTTGGTGCGGTCATGCGCCCCACTCCTCGTCTATGGTTATGACGTCCCCGTCGATGTTAACGTCAATTTTAACCCTATTTAGGGTCGGAACGCTAGCAGATACCGACACGGTCAGGCCGCGCGCGGTTAGCCAATCGAGATCGGCCAGCGCGGCGTCTTCCACCCGCTTGAGGTTGCCGGACGTGGCGGGCATGGACTGCAGCAGGTACTGGGTGCGGCTTATCTGCCGCTCGTCTGGGTCTTGTGTGTCAGCGTTGCCCCACCATGTTAGCAGGTTGTCTGGCGTGCCGTCGTCTTGCCAGTTGCCGCCGAATAGCGACAAATACACCGCTGGTTCGAGGCCGTCTGTTAGTTCGACCTCACCGCCGGTGATGTTAATCTCGCCGTCGTCTAAAGTCTGAAAGAGTAATACGTCCGTCATACCGTTGGCACCTCTGTCTCTGCTTGTCCGTTGCCTGCGCTGTCTGGGCCTTGTGCGTGGGTGTGGTTGTCTAGGCTAACCCCTGACGCGGTTATGACGTCGCCGCTGGTCGGTACGGTTGCGCCGTTGATCTCGACTACCCCGTCGGGCTTTAGCTCGATGTACCCCGCCCCGTTGTCCGTGCGTGCGGTTCCGTCTGGGGACAGCGTGAAAGTAACGCCGTCATTCTCCGCGACAATGGTCCCGTCCTTCTTGAGCCATACCTGCGCTATTTGGTCGCCTGTCTGCGGGTCGCGTGCGTATATGCGACGCTCGCCAGCTTGGGCGGTTTGTTGGTTCTTTGGGTCCACGTAGCCGACCGCCGCAAAGCCGCCGTGCCGAGGCGTCTCGACAAGCACCGCGTAGTCTCCGGGCAATGGGTGCGCGTCGTCGCCAGCCGGTCCGCTGTGCGGTGCGCGTATGATGTCGCCCCCTGCGTTGTCGACCTTTGCGTCTGACGTGTTGGCGTCAAACGACAGGGTGCGTATAAACTCTAGCAGCTTGGCTACTCGTCCCACGGTAGTCGCTCCGGTACTTTGCCGGCTAACGTGCCGGGCAGTATTAGGTCAAGGGTGGCCGTCTCGCTGTTGGCCGTTTTAGAAAGTGTAACCGAACGAACGAGAAATGTCGATCTAGTGTATATCATTGCGCCTGGTGCCAGTACGGTGATCAGGGTATTGGGCGCCCAGAGTTCGCCGGACGGGTCGCGCCACGTTGTCAAGTCGATGCTGTACGCGATGGCCGATGCAAACATCCGGCCGGTCTTGCTCTCGACGCTGGCTGCTATGTCGTTGTCGATCATGTCTGGGCTTTCAAACGTCACGGGGCGCAACGCGTCGGCCAGCCTCGCATTAGCGACTGTGTACTGTGTGCCCGCCAGCCCGATAATGACAGGCGCAATGCCTGTTACGTGGCTGTGGTAGTCCTGCGGGCTAAACTGCGGACTAACGGACAGCAGCGGCCCCGCTTCGCCTTCCGTCAAGTCCGCCACCGGTTTGGCGTCTTCTACGATGGCAGGGAACAGCAGCCGGCCGTCTGGGGTGTCGCCGATCACTAGGTTGCGCTGCGCTGCAAGTGCAGATAAGAACGTCAATATTTTGTCACCGGGCTTGAGGGCCACGCGGGGGAACACTGCGCCCACGTCCGCGTCAAACTGCACGCCAATGCCAAGGAAGCGCGCCGCCTCGCTCGCAATCGTGCGCAGCGTTGCCTCGTCCCATGCTGCCTTGGGGTATGCACTCGCGGGTGCGGTACAATCGCCCAACACGCCCGGCTTGCCGTAACAGCTGACCCCCATTGTGCGGGCCCTGTCCGATGTCGCTGGGGACGGGTTGACCATGGTGCCGGTAAACAGACGGGACCCGCCGACGTCGACGACCACGTCCTGGTATGAGAACGGGCGGAACGTTGCGCGGGCCTGTGCGTCGGTAGGGTCAAACGGTGCGGTGAACTCTGCGACGGATACGGTGTCGATGGCTCGGGTAATGGTGATCGAGTCCCACCCGCTAAACCGTTGGCCGTTGACCTGCAGCGCCACCTCGCTGATTGATGCGGCTTGCGCTTTGGCGTCTGCCGTGTCGCCCGCTGCGTCTGGGTCGTCTGGGATAATCAGCGTCGTGCCGGCCACGATGTCGCCTACTGCGCCGGGGTTGGCGTCTCGGATCAAGTAGACTTTGCGGTCGTCGCCGTAGACTTTGCGGGCGACGTAGTCGAACGTGTCCCCCTGTATAACAGTGTAACTACGCGACATAATAAACCACCTCGCGCCCGCGCTTGATTTCGATAATCTCGTCGCCGCTTAGGTCGTTGTCATTGATAAGCGCGTCCAGCTTGTCGTCTACCGTGCCGTACAGCTCGAAGGTCAGGTCAATGATGGAACGGTCGGACGTCAGCACGACGCGCCGCTCACTTGCCAAGGTAAACGAACGTTGCACCAGTGCGCCGGCGGTAGATGCGACTAGGTCTTGCAGCGACTGCCACACACCCCCGTCGTCTATCTCGCCCAACGCTGCGAAGTTATCGTCACGCCACGCTGCGACGGCCTCGGCTTGCTCGAGGATCAGTTCGGCCGCTTCGATGGCTTCCGGCCGCTTCGTGTACTCGGTCGTAGTAGTGGCCAGCGCCGTAGCGGTGAGCGTTGCCGTTGCGTACATGTCGGTGTTGTATAGCGCTGTTTTTCTGGGCGGAGTGGTTCCGACTAGCCCGCTAAGAAAATCGCCATATGCGTCAAGCCGAGCGCCGGCACTTGCGGCAATGCGAGCGGGGGTCTTGATTAGCTGCTGTGTTTGGTATGCCAGCGTCAAAGGGTCACGGATAAGCACGTCGATGCCGCGGTTAATGCTCGATTCTATCGCGGTGAACTGCCGCTGTGCAGACGCCACGGCCTCCGTTATCGGTTTTAACGCACCGGACGCGGCACCTAGTGCGGACTCGTACCGGCTGAGGAAGTCCGCACGGTCTGACGCGCTGTCGAGTACGCCCGACGCCGCTAACGTCTGCGCCTGTGCGACGCTGGCCGCTTCCACTTTCGCGGCGGTGTCGTCGAGGCTCTGCGGGCTTGGGTACGCTAGGCCGGTGGTCTCGAAGAACGACACCTCGATCACGGCTTGGTTTGCGCCTCTGACGAACTCGTCGCGGCGGGTAACTGAGCCCGTTGGCACTACCGTCTTGCGCCCGTATGCGGGGTGTTCTAGCGTGCCGACCCCAGCCTCTTGTAATGCGTCCATCCAGCTGGCCGCGGCTTGGTCGTAGTCCGCGCCCCATAGGATAAGCCGCAGGGGGTAACGCCGGCCACTTGCGCCAAGCGGTTGCACAAACGTGCCTTTTGCATCCGGGAAGTTAAACGCGCCGCCCAGCTGCTCAAACACTTCGCTGGTGGCGTCATAGTCGAACGTCAGCCGCTGCCCACTCGGGCTGGTGTATGCGGCGTCACGCAGTCTGTCTTGCCAAGCCATTAGTAACTCCCAGTTTGTTGAATAGTTAGGCGCTGCGGGCCTTTAATGTTGCGGACGTCCGCGCGGCCGGTCTCGTCTTTTATGACGATCTCGTTGATGCTGCGCTCGGTGTTTTCGCTGATCTGCGTCGCCATGCGCTCCTGCGGGCTTGAGACCTCGCCGCCTGCGTCACCGAAGCCCAGCAACTCGGCCAGCGGCTTGTCCAAGAAGTTGGTCACGCTGCCCTCGCCGAACAGGCTCGAAGCACTTAGCGCGCCGCCGGGCCTGCCCTCATAAACGGCCATCGCCCCTATGATGTATGGGTTTTTCCATGCTGCCGTGTTCCACAGTACCTGTGCTGCCGCGACGGCTTTTAGGGCCGCGTTGACACCCCATATCGTCGCCACGACAATGGCCAAGCCTTTGCCGACTTCGATAATGCGGTCTAGGTTGTTAGCGACCGTCAGGAAGAACCCGCCAATGTTCTGCGCGATAACGTCGCCATTCGCTCTGACCCATTTTGTCGCCAGCTCGATAGCGTCACGCATTGGCCCGCGGTTCGACTCAAACAGCGTAATGCTGACGCCTTCAATGGCGGACTTTAACGAATTGAGCGACCCGCGAGTCGTGTCCCTTGATATGCTGGCCATTTCAGCCGATGCACCTGTCGCGCCTTCTAGCTGCTCTCGGTACTCCCTCAGCGCGTCCCCGCCTGCGTTAATCACGGACATGGTGCCGGCTAGCCCTTCGCGCCCGAACACTATCTCCGTCGCGGCTTGTCGCTGGCTTTGTGTTAGCTTGCCCATGCCGCGGTTTAGGTCGTCGATGATGTCCGGCATGTCTCGCAGCTTGCCTGTGCTGTCTACGACGGTGACGCCAAGGCGGCGTAAAATGGCCGTAGCCTGCGTGCTGGGTTTTGATAGGTTCAAGAAGGCGTTAGACAGTGCGGTGCCTGCTATCTCGCCCTTGATGCCGGCGTTTGCCATTATGCCCGCCATGGCTGCGGCAGTCTCTAAGCTTGCGCCCGATGCCGTGGCGATAGGCCCGCCCTTTTTCAGCGTCTCGAACAGTTGGGACATGTTCGTATTGCTGGTGGTCGTGGTTTTGGCCAGCACGTCATTAACGCGGCTAAGGTTGACGGCTAGCTGTGTGGAGTCTTTGACCTGCAGGCCGAAGGCGCCCAGCGTATCGGTTGCAATGTCGGTCGCGGTGGCTAGGTCGGTTTGTGATGCGGTGGCTAGGTCGACTACGCCCGGTAGTGCTGCGACAGCTTGGTCGACGTTAAAGCCGGCCATCGCCATGAAGTTGAGCGCGTCCGCGGCTTGCGTTGCACTGTATTCTGTTTGTGCGCCGGTCTTCTGGGCCGCGAGTTGCATTCGTGCGAACCCGTCAGACCCGCGCCGGGCGGTTTCCCCCATTTTGGCGGACACATTGGCCAGCGTTTGCTCGAAGCTAATGCCCGCGGCTGACGCTGTGCCAATGCCGCCTGCGATCAGCGCCCCGCCGAGTAGTGCGGTTTGGCCCACGCGCTTAATGCTGCCGAGTGCTTTGTCGGTGCTTTGTCGGAGACCGCGCATTTTTGTGGAGGTACTGCGGAGCATGACGTCGAGCTGGTTTGTCATGCGACGGACAGGGGCCGACATTTTGTCGACCGCCTTAAAGATTGTTGCTACTTCAAATTTACCGGCCATTGCGCGTTAACTCCGGGATCAAGAATCTGTAAAAAGTGCGTATTTGCCACACGTCTAGCGCTAACGCGTCCGGCAGTCCGGGGTAATCGCGGCAGCACTGCATGAGCATTTTTGTTAACACCCCGCAGCCTTTGCCGCGTATCGCCTCTTTCCCTTCGATCGTTGTGCCCGCTAGCCTGCCATAAAAAGCCCAGTTAGGGCCATTAGCACGCCGACCTCTTTTACTGTGCATTTTGAGGGGGCAAACTTGCCGTTAGTTAGCGCGCCGATTAGTAGGTACATGCGGCGCTGGTCTTGGCCTGCGGGCGCTTTGTCTGCTTCTAGCAGCGTGGCGCCTGTTGGCATCTTGAACGCAAGCGCCGCGCCTTCGCGTGTGGTCAGCGTTGGCAGCCCGTCGTCGCCGATTGTAAGTGCGCCACTTGTGATCGCTTTGACGACTTTGCCGCGTTGTGCTTCGAGGGAGCGTGCGTCCTCGTCGTTGGTCACTTCGAGGTCAATGTCGAGCGAGTCGCACATGCGGTCGAACTCTTGCTCCGCCATTTCTGGCGCTACCTTGTTAGTTTTCATACTATTAGCCCTAATATGGTGCCGGCGGTGTCCTTTCGGATGCGGTGCGGGCTAGGACACCCACCGCCAGCAAATTACCCGTTATTGTCTTTTAAGCTGACCCGGTCCGCCGAGGGTCACTTCGCCGGTGGTTGACTGGCTGGACGCCTGCAAGTCACCTGTGATTTGCCCTAGGCCCGAGTATTCCGCCCCGCTGGCGTATGTCACAACGCAGGGAAAATAGTCGTTTTGGTCGGCCAGTGCTTGCAAGAACTCATGGTCGCCGCGCAAGTCGTCGATTGCAAGTCGCAAGCCGCTGACCATCCAGCCCTCGCGCGTTTTAATCAGTCGACCTGTGCCGTCACCGTTCGGTTCGTGCTCGTTGTTCCATCCGCCTAACTTGCGGGTGCTGTCTGCGTCTGCCGCCACAGCGAAGGTGCGCCCGGATAGGCCCACCGATTCAATAGATCCACCAGTAGCCATCGTTTACACCCTTACGGCTGACGAGCCGAAGTAAAAGCCAAAATTGTTATCAATGCTGATAATGTTCGCGTTGCCCGACAGTTTGTGCGGGAACACGCAGTCTAACCGCTTGGGGTTCTGGTCGCTGATTTCAGCTTGCAGGTTCTCTTGCGTGTAGACAATATCAGAGATCAGCGCGTTTAGTCCCAAATTGTACGCTAAAGTCGACAACGCTGCACGCGCGTCTTTTGGCTTTTTAGCGTCTGGGTTGACTGTTGGCTGGTCATCTGGGATCAACGGTGCGCCGTCCCATGCGGCCGTGTTGAAGATTAAGTCAAGGTTAAAAATGACGTTCATCTCTTTAACAATGTCGCACACGTAGCGATACGCTGGGATCGGGTCGCCGTCTGGGTGGTACATTGTCACCACGTCAGAGATATTGACCTCACCGTCGCGCACTTCGATAGTCGACGCGCCGCCTTTAACTGCTTGGTCGCGTTGTGCGTAGTTCCACTGTACCCCGTCCGGTCCCGGTGGCACGTACTTGGCCACGCCGCGTGCGTAGTCTCTGGCTGGGTTATTGTTGGCCGTCACCGCAATGCGGGCAAGTTGGCCGGCAGCCGAGACGAACGGAAGCGCGCTTGACGCGGGGTTAGGCAGTGCACAGTTGATGCGGTCGGTTTTTCGCAAGTCAGTGATCGCGAGGATGCCGTCCGGCTTTTCGTACGTGTGGCCGGTGAGCACTACGCACGGCTTGCGCGTCAGTGAGCCCCAGCGGCCTTCGCCGAAGGTCTCGAACGCGTCCAGTGTGATGTCGTCGTCGATGTCCATGCAGTTTAAAATAAGCGTTTCCCACACGTCGCCGACTTGCTCTAGCGCGTCGTTTACGTCTGGGTTGCCCGCTCCGCCCGTCGGCTGGGTGATAGCCCACGTTATGCCGATGTCGGTCGGGCCGTCGATGGCAAGTAGCAGGCCGTTAGCGCTTGCGCCTTTCCACTTCGACGTGATGTCGACCACTGTCGCGCCGTCAACCGCCACGACTGGCAGGTCAAGCGTGGCGTTAATCGCATCGGTGAGCGCCGCTGTTGCATCCGCTACCGTGTCGCCTGCGGACAGGGTGAACTGTACCGAAACGGCGTCGTTGACCACTGCGCGGAACGTTCCGGCCTTGGTGGCGGTTCCGCTTGGGGTTACGTCGCCCGCTGCCGCTACGCCCGCGCCGTCGTCGACCAATGGGTACATGGTGACAGGCACGGACCGAACACCGTCGCCGTTTGGCGGCAGTAACTGCAGGGCAGCTAGGTGCAAAGGTGAACCAAAGCCGTACAGTGTCCCCGCTTCCGCTGCGCTGCTTATGGTGAACTTGTCCGTCGAGTACGTCGCACTCGTCGACCCTTGTCCGACCACCGCGATGCGCTGGGGCAAGAACACCACGCCGCCGACGTTGGTGTTAATAAATTTGGTTTGGATGCCGACGACCCGCGCCACTGCGCTGGCGTCTACGGCGGTACTAATGGCCATGGTGTAGCCTCCTATGGGTTGGTGTAATCATATTCTACCACAGCGTAGACGAGGCCGTCTTCTGCCCGTTGTAACTCGACGCTAAGTTGCTCGATGTCTACGGGCTCGTACTGTGGCGAAAACTCACTGTAACGCACGTCTAGCGACATGCGCGCGCCCACGGCGTTGACGTGGTCGTTAGTATTAAGCTGTGGCTGGAACGACGAGATCGAGGTCGGCATGCGTTGGCCTACGATCGGCCGCATGTCGAGGTACGTGTACTGCCCCGCCATTAGGATGTTGCGCACAAAGCGCACGCCACGGGCGGCGTTAAAGGCCGCTTGCATGTCGCCAGGTGTGTGCCCCGCTCCGTTCGATTTAGACCTAGCAAAGCCAATCACGTCGATGTTAAACGTCCCGCGCATTGTCTGCTCTTGCACTGTGTTACTGGCCGAGGTGTCGACGTTCGCGGTGTCGAACCACACGTTAACTATAATGTCGCCGGTCGTGTAGTTGTCCCACGGCGCGGCGCGCTCGGTGTAGACTTTAAGCGCCCATTGCTGTGGGTCGGGCTCGCCGCTGCTGGTGGCCAAGGCCACTTGGTTGGCAGACTCTGTCACTAAAATGGCGGCTATTTTATCGCGGACCATCTCGAACGTGTCTTTTCCTTGGATCAGCGTTGTGATTTTAGCCATCCCAGCCCCCCAAGACCAGCGTCACGGTGCCCAGTACGCGGTCGCGTTCAGCGTCTAGCACTTTAAACTCGAAAGCCTCCGCGCCAATTGAGTCGAACGTCACCACCCAAGGGCGGGCGTCTGTGTCCGGTATGCCGTTGGGAACCTGTAGCCCTGCCGCTATGATGCTGGACGTTCTAAGAACGAACGCGCACTCGCGGCCGGAGACCGGCACCCCAGTGTCGGGGTCTATCGTTTGACCTATGTCGTGCGATTGTCCGGTTAGGTTAGCCGACACGCCAAGCGGATCGGTTAACGTAACAGGCCAGCCGAAGCCCGTCACGCTATCCTCTAGCGTAACGGCGAGGTCCTGTTCGGCTAGCTGTCGCAGGTTCATTATGCAATGTACCCTTTTTTGATTAAGTGCGTCAGCGCATCCTCACCGCCTGCTAGCATCGCAGCTGTGATCAAGTCGCCTTCTGACTTAATGCCCGCTTTTGTCGTCACGGCCTTGCCTTTCGCGACGCGGTGGCCCGCTTCTGGTGCTGGTGCTGGTGCTGGTGCTGGTGCTTGCGCTGGCAACAAACGGGACTCCATCGCCTCGACAGCAGTTTTGCGTGGCTCGTCTTTCGCGTTTTCCAATTCGATAGCGGCGGTCAACTCGTCGGCTGTGTATTCGCCGGTCGATAGCTCGGCCTCTAACTTGGCCACTGATAGCGCGACCAGTAATTCGGGGGTTAAGCGTTCCATGGTGTTAGCCCTCTAAGCTAGTGCGGCCACTGTACGAGCTGGCCGCCTTTTGTTTACGGTTGGGTGTTCAGACAGCCGAAGCCATCGATCTGCACTGGCACAAGCAACGGCTTCGACTTTAAGTCGGCCATGATTTGCTCGCCGCTTGGCGTACACCATAGGTTCGGTGTGACGTCTAGGTCGATGCTGCGGTCCACTAAGCGGCCTGGTACTAGCGCTGCCACGCGTGGGTCTGGGCCAAGTGGTAACGGAACGCGGGCGGACGTGCGGTCAAAGCGGGTATTGCTTGACAGCATTATCACGTTGTCGTCTTCCACGTACTTAGTGAAGTCGCCAGTTTGCGGGTCTTCGTAGCCTTCTGGATACGACCACATCTGGTACTCATACGAGCCGATCCACACGGTGCCCTGGAATGTCGCGCCGGTCATCATCTGACGAGGTGCGATCATGCCGATGTCCATGCGGCGGTTGTCGAGCTGCTTCTGCACCGCTTCGTCATCCTTGAACAAGCGCAACGCCTTGGCACCGAAAATCAAAATGTCCGGGTTAACTTTGCCGTCTGCGCGAATAACATCGCCCAGCGCTTCAAGGTCGCCCAGCTTGTCGCTGCCTGCCGCGGACCACGCAGTGCCAACTGTCGGGAAGTGCGTCGCCTTCGCCTTAAAGTCTAGCTCGTAGCGCGTCTCGCCGGCGTAGCCTGTTAGGACTAACTTACCGGTTTGCAAAATTTGAGACGCTTGTACTTCAACACCGCGGGTGATCATGTCCATGGCTAGCATGAAATAGGTCATGATCTTAGACACCAACTTGCCGGTGTAGCCGTTGTATGCGTCTGTGTGCGGGTCGACACCTGCTTGGCGTTCGATTAAGTCCGACACGTCAGCGGGGAAGGCTTCGCCATACGCTGGCGGCTCAAACTCTTTAGTGGTGACGATGTCAGCGTCGTTAAGGTTTGACCCTGTGCCAGACTTCAAAGCCACCGCGACTTTTTCGCCAAAGCGTTGAATGTCAATAGCGACCTTTTTGCCGTCGTATACGTTGCCGGGCTTTACAGTAAAAAATGACTGTAAAAAGCCGGTAGGGCGGCGCATCTGTTTAAACAGAGTCATCCAGCCGGTTGCAAATGAATTAATAGCCATTTCCGGCCCCCTTTATTGGTTGTCTTGTGCCGACAACTGGTGAGTTGTCAGCGCTATGATAGTGACGTCACGTAGCTGGTCGACAGCTGCGTCCGTTAGTGCCGCGCCGGCGCTGTCGACTAGGTCGCCGCGTCGTAGTTGGCCGCTAATGGCTGGGCGTCCCACACGGTCGCCCGCTGCGGTGAACTCAACCGCTTGCGTAAGCACAGCGCTAGGGACTTCTGACCCGTCAGTCGCGCCGCTGTCAAAGCGCACATATTTGCCGCTTGCAGTGACTTTGCCAAGGACTGCGCCAGCTGGCCACGTTGCTGCGCCAGCTGCGGTTAGCGTAGCGTCTGCAAAAACCGGTGACAGAATCACCACGCCATTGCAACGGCGGTTTGAGATTTCAGGGTTAGCCATGGGTCACGCCCTCCATTTCGAGGCCAAGGTCTGCACCGGCCTGACTAAAAATCGAAGACACCGCCGCCGCTTCCGCAGCTTTTGGGTCCGCGCTTGCCGGGTTGTTGCCTTCTAGCACTTGCTCGTCTCGCTGACGGCCCGCTAGGTCGGCGTTGTTGGCGTTGCACGTTAGGTACTCGGCCATTGTCTCGCCGTCGTCCTTTGCTAGTCCTGCCGCGATAGCATTAAACGCGACACCAGTGGCGCCCGTCTTTTCGCCCATCTTGGCGTGGAACTTTGCGCGGTCTAGCTCTGCCGCCACGCCCTGCTTGTGGCCTTCCGCTAAAACCTGCGCGTATAACGCCGGGTGCTGGGCCTGTAGTGTTGCTAGATCCATCGTCGTAGCTCCTGTTGCTGTTGCTTCGGCTTTCGCCTTGGGTTTTGATTCTGTTTGCAAGCCTATGGCGTCGATCATCCCTGCGTCTAGTGCTTGCTGCGCCAACATCATGCCGCCGCGTCCAAAACTATTATTAACCGTTTCGATGCTTTTGTCACGCCCTACGGCCACCGCAGTGGCGAAAAGGTCGTGGAATTGGTCCAATTCTTCGCGAATGACCGCCACCCCTTCCTCTGTCTCAGGGTTTGGGCGCTTGTTTGGCGCTTTGGTGCTGGCGATCTCCATGTACGACATTTCGCTGGGTTTATATGCCGACGTTGCCGCGCCGATTGAACCTAGTCGGCTGGCGCGGCTGACTGCGACTATCGAGTCCGCCTGCGACGCTGCCCAGTACGCAGCAGATGCTGCGGTGTGTACTACCGCCCGCGTCGGCTTTTTCATTGCTGCGATCATGTCGCCGAGGTCGACAGCTGGTTGTGCTTCGCCCCCGCCAGAGTTGATCACAAAGTCGACCGACTCGATGGTGTCGTCTGCCTCAACTGCGGTGATCGCTGCGGCTAGGTCGCCGTATAGTGTGTTCCCTCCGCCGAAGTAGTACGCCATCCATGACGGCGTGGTTGTCATAACGCCGGTAATGCTGATCGTTGCAGAGTTGCCGGACGTGACCAGCACGCGCTCGGCGTTGCCGCCCACGGTGCCGATTGCCGCCATGGCAATGTCGATCTGCGCCTGTGTGAGCGGGCGGGCCGATTCGAGGGCCTGCTGTACCGCTGGGTCTAATAGCCAAGGCATTGCCGGGCCTCCTTATTTATTTATTAGGGTTACTGTTAGCCTGGCGGCGACGGCCGCGCCGGATGCGCTGCTCTCTGCTACTAAGTACAGGTCGGTCGGGCCGGTGGACGACTCGAGCGAAAAGTTAACAAATTCGATATTCGTTCCGCCGCTGCGCTGTAGGCCGAACGCGAAGACCTGACGGAACACGCGCCCCACTGGCGCCCCGTAAAGGGCCAGCGAGACGTCGGTGTCCGCGCCGGCGCTTTTTCGCATTGACGCGGTCAGGCTTGTGATCACTGAGTCATACCCGGCGGGGATGGTGCGCACTGCTTGCTGTAGCTCCTGCGCCTCTGCTGTGATAACGCCGTACTCATTGGCGGGTGTCGCCACGCTGCGAATAATTAGGTCGCCCACTAACTCGCCCGTCCCGCGGGGGCCTATGTTCACAGCCGCGTTAATGCGGGTTATGACCATCGGGTCGCCGGTCTCGGGGTCGAGAACAGGAACGGCGCCAACTGCGGCGGGGATAGACACGGTAACAATTTTCGGAGCGAAAGCAACGTCCAGCACTTCCATTCTGATCTCGGCGCCGCCGTTGGCGATGTCCGAGCTAACGATCTCGATTTCCTCGCCTGTGTCCGGCGGTAGTAAAATATCACCTGAACCCGTCCCCAGTATCGTGGGAGTGTCCGCCTGCAGGTCGAGCTCTTGCGCAAAGTCCGCCAGTCCGGTAACGCCCTCAAACAGCCCGATGGCTGCCGCCACTTGAAAGTCGTCGCGGGGGTTGAACGTTGTTTTAGCCATCAATTGGATCTCCTGAGTTTGCGACGAGCGCGAGTTTAGCCCCTACTCTGGCCACTGCCTCCGTTCCGAACTCTCTCTCAAGCTCTAAAATCGGGCGGGTGGCCTGCGCGATCAATTGGTTCTCGCGCGACACGCGAGTGATGTTAGTTGTAAATCTAGTGTTTGTCAGTTTGCGGCTGTTGGCGCTGTGCGTCGTGTATCCTAAATCAGCCATGGCCGACAGGCCTGTGACTTCTTTGGGGAGGTCGACCGCTTCCTTGACTGCGCCGAACCAACTTGAATTGGTCCACGCCGCGTAAATGTCGAATTTCATCGGGTCGCGCCACGCTTCTAATAAGCCGTTAGCCTCCACGCGACGGGTGAGCACTGACGTAGTTAACCACGAACGGTACACACGGCGGGTAAACGTGTCCGCAAAGCGATTGCGGGCCGTACTGACCGACATGTTAAACTCTTTGATCTCGCCACGGCTCGCGCTGTATGAGCTCTTGAACTCCATTTTTAAAACGGATTTTGGCATCTCTAGCGCCCACGCTATGCCACTGAGGATTGCGTCTTCGAAGTCCGCGAACTTCTCGTCGGTGCCGTCGCTTGTGAAGCCCTTCGGCTCCATGCCCGGCGGTAACGACTCATACACGATCCCCGGTGTAGAGCTGGCCATGTTGACCTTGTACTCTGACCCGTCCGCCAAGTTGGTGGACCCAGCCACGCGGCGGTTAGCTCCGGCCGACACGGGTCGGCTGTTCGGGACTTTGCTATCCGCGGACTGGTAAAAGAACATGGCCAACATTGCGTTTAGTGTCGCTTTGCGCTGCGTGCTGTCGCGGTACTTGTCGATCTCGCTTATAGATTGCATGATCAACGACAGCAACGGTTCGCCGCGCAGGTCGTCGTGGCGCTTGTCGGTGGCGTAATACAACCAGGACACTAACCGGCCACGATGGCCGCGCGCAGGTATACGCTTGTGTTTCAGGTCTTTTTGCGCCACCCAGTACGCCACCGGTTCGCGGTTCGCGTTAATTTCGACCCCGTACTCGATGGTGTTGCCCTTGGCTAAGTTGTTTTGCTCAAGTGGTGACGTGACCAGATTGCCGCTGATCAGCTCGTAACTAGGTAGTTGTGTTTTGTTGTTGTGGTGCTCGACCACCAGCACGTCGCCGTCGACTAACGCCTCGCGGTATGCTGTGCGTTCAATCTCGCCGAAGGTGCTCTCGCGTCGATAGTCGCACACGTCTGGCAGTGACGCCCACGCGTGGAACTGGTCCTCGACATTGATGGCCCACTTTGCTGCGTCGTCTGGTGAGATGTTTAGCAGGTCGACAACGGGGTCCGCTTCTAGAGACAGCCCCGTGTTGATGATGTTAGTCACAAGGCGACGGATAATGCCGCGGCCGTAGGGGTTCGTTTTGAAGAACGACGCAGACCGTTGGCGTAGCGCCCAATAGTCAGGGATTGTGATCGGAACTGCTCCAAGTCCGCCGAGGTACTTCTCGCCGTCGTTGTAGTTCAGGTATGACCCTGCGTATCCGTTCGCCCCTTCTGCTGCGCTGACCGCCGGGGGTGCCTCGACGCTTGGTGCCTCGACGTGCGAGTAGCTGTACGTCACTAGAGCCGCTGGCGGCCTCGCGTCTTCGGTCTTCTTACGGTTAAACATTCCTAAAAACGGAGCCATGGAGCTGCCCCCCAAGGTACTTGCTGCACTGCGCCGCCGTTAGAACACCGCGCGCACAGGGCGTCGTACTGTTGCCAGACTAGGCCGTATGTTTCCTGTAAGCGGTTGACGTCTTCGCGCTTGACCATCTGATCGCCTTGGCCGGTGCTGAGTCGGTACTCGCGCACGTTGCCGACCAAAAGGGCGGTGATCGCGTCAAGATACGCGGACAGCAGCGCCTGCAGCTTGGTGATCTGGTCTAGCTCAAATTGAGTGCAGGACATCATGCGGGCCTCTGTATATAATTATCGGTAATAGTAAACCCCCCGCGGCGGTACGTCAAGCGGCGCAATTATGCCCCGCTAAATACCTCACTTTACTGATTCAGTCCAGAACATGCCGTCTTTAGCGAGGGCCCAGAACTCAGACCAGACCAGCGCCTCAATGCCTGCGTACTGTTCGCACACGTCAAGCGCGACCATCTCAAGCGCTGCGGTGTTGTAAATCAACAAGTCCCACAGCTCCTGCCGTGCGTTGTTCGGGCGGTGCCAGTGCGAGCCGATGATCTTGCCACTCTTGGGGTCTTTGGTCTTGACCTTGTATTCGACCGCTAGGTGGTTGAGCACTTTGTCCTCAATGTCTACCGGCGCTGACCAGTTGTTGCGCGGCATTGTGCCGACCCCGTTCCATTGGCGGCCTAGTGCGTTCGACCATCTGTCTTTGTACATGTCAACAGTGACGGAGCAATAGCGCACGCCGGTGGAGTTTTCGAGCATGTCAAACTCTTTTATCCTGCCTGACTTCAATGGCTTGTCCCTGCCACGTAGCGGATATACGCCGACCTCCCACTGTGAACAGAACGTATACACGGTGTCGGCCTCGTAACTGGCGTCTACCATGGTGATGGCGATCCGGTAGTCACGGCCGCCTGCCGAGTACGTCTTGTTGTCGATGATGTCGGCCAGCGCTTGCCATGCGTCGGAGTCTGCGTTCGTGCAGTCCCCTTCGATGGTCAGATATTCGACCATGTAGGCGTTGTACCCTGCGTTGTCTGCCGATGGCGCCCATGCCATGACCTTGACCGCGAGCCATTTCTCCTGCACGTCGACCGCCATGGTGACGATCTCTAGCGGTCCGCCCGCCCTTTCGGTGGCGTGATGCATCGGCAGCTCTCCTGCTCGGTAATCCCGGCGCTTGTGTGGGCTGATCTGGTGCGGTTTGAGTTTGTCTGTTCTCGCCTCGAACGGTTCGCCCAAGTCGTTGTTGTAAAAAACTTGCAATTTCTCGATGTCCTTGGGCCTGTTCTCCTCGTCGTCCCACGCCTCGACCCATGCGCGTGCGATAGCCTCCCACGACCGCGCGAACGACGGCGAATACATCGCGGGGAGGTGGTACGACCTAAAGTCAGGCTGTGACGGCGTGGCGGACGGTATCCACTCGCCGCCGCCCATGATCAGCGCTTTGTGCTCGTTGACCATGTCTTCGCCGCAGTGCATGCAGCGGTACCGGGTGGAGCCCGCGACAACAGTCAGGCCCGTGTCGGTGACTTCGGTCTCCCAGTGCAGGCCGTAGATCAAACCGGTGTCTTGGTTAGCGCCGCGGAATTTAAGGACCTGCTTTTCGCCGCAGTGGACGCACGGCACATGGTACTGCCGCTGGTCGCCCATTTTGTAACGGCGGTCAATCGAACACGTCCCGGCCGTTGTCGGCGTGGACAGGTCCAATATCTTGCGCGTTAGCTCGTACGAGTTCGTCCGCGTCTCGGTGGTCTTCATTGGGTCCGAGCCCTCTTTGCCAACGGCTAGCGGCCAGCCGCTGACCTCGTCGCGCAGTAGGAGGGGGGCCGAGAGAGAGCGCTGCTTGCTGTCGTTAATCGCGCCCAGTGGGATCAGAAACCCCCCGCCGGCCCACTCGATTTTTTTATTTGTCAGGCCTTGTTTTCCTTTTCGCATCGTGTCATTTGACTGGATGATGTCGTCAAACCCGCTGTGCTGGAACATGGGGACTATGTTCGTGTCCATGCGCAGTTTAGCGAGCCCGTCGTCGGCGGTGAAGAACAACACGGGCATAGTGCGGACGTGCTCCGCGTAGTATCCGATCACGTTTTCAAGCACGCCGACCGTGGCCGCGACCTGTGCGCCTTTCTTGATGGCGACGAAATGGATCGGGCTGTCCTGACTCATGCAGTCCAGTGGCTCGCGCCAGTAGGGTGTCGGGTCAAAACTAAACGGCCCCGGCCGGGCGGTCGTCTGCGTGGGTAAGTACCGTTTGGCCTCCGCCCATTCGCTCGGGGTCAGCATGACGTGCGTGTCGGTCGTCGCGGCAAGCAGGTCTGCTGTTCGCGCGGCCGAGTCTTTGAAATACTCGTCAGGACTTTGCATTGCGGATTATCCTGTCTGATTGGCTTTTCGCCATTGAGATGGTCTGCTCGAGCACTTTGGTTATTGCCTTGCGCACGGCAACGTCGTCGGCACCTGCCGCGGTGAGGGTCTTTGCGGTGTCGGCGATGTTCTTCGCGGCGTCCGTCAATAGCATTTTTTGCAAACCGTCGATGTGCATCGCTAGCCGCTCGATGTGTGAAAAATGACAAAACTCTTTACGGTCCCGCGCCATTTTTTCCTCTGACGCCTGCGTGGCTACCAGAATTTTATAGGCCGCCACGTACTCCTTGAACTGCGCCTGTTTTCCGTATCGCTTGACTATGTCGCGCAGGGACATGTCCATGAACCCAACAGCGTCGGGGTCGTCGTCGTACTCGTCCGGCGCGATGGTGTCGTGGCGCGGTGGCGCGGTGTCGTACCGTGGCGCGCCGTTGGCTTTTGCCGTGGCGGCTTTAGCAGCTTTGGCCCTCTCCGCGACGATGTCCGGCTCAACGTAGCCGAACTCAGCACAAAACATTTTAGCGTTTTTGTGTTCTAGGTCGATTTTCTGGCCGACCATGGCCGCGTGCAGCCTGCCGCCAGGTTTGCACTGGTTGTAGACGTTAGATTTTTTTGTGCCTGTGAGGCGCCGGGACAGCTCGAGCCGTCCGATTAGTCGCTGGTTTCTCATGCCGTTATTCCTGCTAGCCCTGTGTGGAAATTTTACCACGTTTGTGCGCCATGTGGAAACCTCCTGTGGAATATGCCACAAAATCAACACTTTGTGAAAAAGCCGCGGGGTC